CATCCAGAAACCGACGGACCGATCAAGGCCGTGCTGGTCGATGTCACGGAGCTTAAAAAGAGAATGACCCAATACGGCGAAAAAGAGGAGTTCCGACTCGTCTTTGAGACTGAGGTTGAAGACGAAGAGAACGACCGCCGCTTCTGCATCTGGAGCCGTGGCTACACGCCGAGCCTCAACGAGAAGGCAGCACTCCGCAAAGACCTCAAGAAGATGATGGGACGCGATCTGACAAGCGCCGAGCTTGGCGAGTTCGACCTTGAGGCAATGATCGGTCACGGCGTCAAGCTCATCATTCAACATGAGACGAAGGAGGATCGCACCTATGCGAACATTTCTTTCATGGCTCCGGATCGCGACAAGACGACCCTCAAGCCGTCTGGGAAATACACTCGCATCCGCGACCGAGACATCATCGCTGGCGAAGGCGAGAGCGACGACAAGGCGAAGGATGCAGGCTCATGGGAGTCGGTCATCGTCCACGTCGGCAAATACAAAGGCAAAGCGCTCGGCGAAGTCGATGAGACTGGCGTCGCTACGCTGATCGACAAGTGGCTACCGAAAGCCGTCGCTGACAAGAAGGCAGAGGACAAGGCGCTCATCGATGCGCTGACTGATCTCTCTGCGCTTATCAACGGCGACGAGTATTGATTTTTCATAGGTGAAAACGAAGGATCGCCTCATTCTGGAAACTTCCGGGGTGGGGCTTTCTGGGCGAAACTACCAACAAGCCACACCATGCCAACCATCGCCGAAATCATCGCCGCCAAGAAAGCAGCCGCCGCCTCACAACCGAAGCCAGCCGCAGCGCCACCTAAACCAACCGCCGCAGACCTCGAAGTCGAGGCAGCCATCAACCGCATCGATCCGCTGGGAAAGCGCAGAGCCGGACTGGTGGTCAGCATCAACACGCCACTACAACCGGCAATCATAGCGGAGAAGGCAGCGCACAAGGAGAACCGCAGCCTCTCGCGGACGAGCGGCGAGGCGATCCCGATGGTGCCGAGCAACGCCACAGCGGAGACGCAGACATGGCACGAAGCGCTCAACGCATTCGAGACAGAGCTGTGCGTGATGCGCGATCCGCAGGATTCGGAAGTGGTCTGGCTGGCGGTCCGACCCTACCGCGAAGGAATGCCACCGATCCTCATCCATCGCCTGCCGTGGACGCTCTGGGATCACCCAGCAGCGAACAAAGACCCATTCTGAGCATCCGCCAAGCACTCGCCGAACGCGCTCACCAAGCTAGAGCGCGAGTCTGTCCACCGAACCATTGCACGACCTGCTTCCACAAATTCTACCGACTCCTCCTCATCGACTGCTGCGTCTGCACCGGCCACATCAACCCGAAGCCGCCTAGACCATTCTCCAACCAATAAACAATATGAACACCGAACTATCCGAAATCACGCCGCTCATCCTCGCAGGTGACGGCTACCAACTAACAATCTCCGCAGAGGCGGAGCAACGCAAAGCCGAGCTGCTGGCGAAAGCCGAGGCGATCACGATCGTCACCGACAACGACGAGAGCGCCAAGGCGCAATTCCAAAGCCGCTCACTCGCCGCGATGCGGATCGAGGTCGAGAAGTCGAGGAAGCTCGTCAAGGAGCCGGTCAACCGCATCGGCAAGATGATCGATAACGCAGCCGCCGACTTCCTCGAAGAGATCGTCGCCGAGGAGAACCGCATCAAGAAGCTCGTCGGCGCTCATGCCGAGGAGGTGCTGCGCATCAAAGCCGAGAAGGAGCGGATCGAGCGTGAGGCATTCGAGGCAGCCAGAGCCGCCAGAGAAGCCGCCGAGGAAGGCGGGATCGCTGCGGTCATCGCTGCCAAGAAAGCCGCCGCCGAGAAGCTGCAAGCCTCCAACGAGGTCGCCGCCACCAAGGTATCATCCGGCGTGCGCTTCGCGTGGGACTTCGAGGTCGATGACATCAATGCGGTCGCCAAGGCCGAGCCGCTTTTCGTCTCGATGGAGATCAAGCGATTTGCAGTCCTCAGATGGATCCGCGAGCTTGAGGAAGCCGACGAGGACGTCGCCGCACGCCTGGCACTCGTCGGGATCTCCGCATATAAAAAACCAATCGTCTCGACCCGATGAGAGAATCCACAATCGAAAAGGCGGTCTGCGCCTACGCGAAGCTCAAGGGGTGCTTGATCATCAAGCTTGCCGGGCAGAACCAGCGCGGCCAGCCTGACCGATTGTTCATCCGCGCCGGTCGGTGCTTGTTCGTCGAGTTCAAAGCTCCCGGCAAGCATCCGACCGCGCTGCAACTCAAATGGCTTTCCGACCTACAATCGCAGGGCATGACCTCCCGATGGTGCGATGACATCGAGCAAGGCAAGCAACTCATCGACATCGTTTTCCCATGAAATACGGAACCCTAGATCTTCGACTTACTGACTGCATGGATCTCATGGCGGATTTTCCAGACGGACACTTCGATCTCGCTATTGTTGACCCGCCATATTTTGCTGACTATCAAAAACAAAACTATACAGGGGCAGACATCTCGACGACTGGAATCAAACGGCAGACGGCAAAAATAAAAAACTGGGGAATCCCTGACGAAGTTTATTTCACCGAACTCCGCCGCGTGTCGAAAAATCAAATCGTGTGGGGCGTCAATTACTATGCTAAACACGTCCCGGACTTCGGCAGGATCGTGTGGGACAAGAAAAACGATACCAGCACATTCTCCAAGGCTGAGATCGCGTCGCACAGCTTCGGCGTCCGCGTTGATATGTTCCGTTTCGAGTGGAACGGAATGCTTCAGGGCGACATGAAGAACAAAGAAAAGCGGATTCATCCAACACAAAAGCCGGTTGCACTATACCGCTGGATCCTTGCCAATTACGCAAAGCCCGGACAGCGCATCCTCGACACTCACCTCGGCAGCGGCTCGCACGCTATCGCTTGCCACTATGCAGGAATGAACCTGACCGCCTGCGAGATCGACCCAGACTTTTATGAGGCAGCGATGAAGAGGATCAAGAACGAGACTCAACAGATGAACTTACTATGAGCCAAACCTTCCAGCCTTTCACCTACCAGATCCCGATGATCGACCACCTGCTCGACAACGACAGGGCGGCTCTGTTCGTCTCGCCGGGGAAAGGTAAGACGGTCGTCACGCTCACCGCGCTCGACGCGCTGGCTACCCTCGGCGACTTCAAGGCAGCGCTCATCGTCGCACCGCTGCGCGTCTGCTCGATCACATGGCCAGCTCAGGTCGAGCGCTGGGCGCATACCCGATGGATGAGGGTCGCCAACCTCCGCACGGCCGCCGGGCTTAAGGCATGGCATGAAGGCACCGCTGACATCTACCTCATCAACTCCGAGCTTCTACCGAACCGCCTGCCGAAGATGTTCCCTAAGCGCAAGTCGTTCGAGATCCCAGTCTGCACGCTAGTCATCGATGAACTCAGCCTTGCCAAGAACCCACAGAGCAAGCGTTTCAAGGCGCTGCACCGCCACCTCACCGGCATCGAGCGCCGCTGGGGTCTGACAGGGACACCGATCCCGAACAACTACCTCGACCTATTTATGCAGGTCAAGATGCTCGACGACGGCGAGCGCCTCGGCAAGACCTTCACCGGCTACCGCGACGCCTATTTCTACCCCGCCGATTACATGGGTTACACTTATAAGCTCGTCACAGGATCCAAGGAGGCGATCGACGGCAAGCTCGCTGACCTCGCGCTGGTCCTCATCGGCGACGCTACCGACCTGCCAGCATCCAGCGTCATCGACATCCCAGCGGTCATGCCAGCCGAGGCACGGCGTCACTACAAGACCCTTGAAAAAGAGATGCTCGCCGAGATCGCCGAGGGCGAGATCACCGCACCGAGCGCCGGCGTGCTGGTCAACAAGCTCCTCCAGATCACCAGCGGCGCAGTCTACGATGCAGACCGCAACGTCCTGCAAGTCCACTCAGCCAAGATCTCCGCGCTCAAGGCAGTCATCGATCGCCATCGAGGCGAGCCGATCCTCGTCCTCTGCGCTTTCAAGCATGAGTCAGCTCGCGTCCTCGCCGCCATCCGCGGAGCCAAGATGTTCGACGAGCGCGACCTCGACGCATGGAAGGCTGGCAAGATCCCAGTCTGGGTCGCCGATCCTCGATCACTCAGCCACGGCATCGACGGACTGCAAGTCTCCTGCCGGATCGCGATCTGGGTCAGCCTGACTTACAGCCATGAAACTTACGTCCAAACGAACGCCAGATTGATTCGGACTGGACAAACCGCCGAGACTTTGATCTATCGTCTGATCTGCTCAGGCACGATCGACGACGCCGTCGCCGAAGCTCTCCGCGATAAATCCGACACTCAGAGCGGAATGCTCTTTGCAGTCCGCGCACTTCAGCGCATGAATTGAAAACACCTTTCTACAAATTATGAAAACACTACAACAACCGACCATAGACTACTATCAGTCCGCGACATCGCCGAGCGCGATGGCGACCACCACGCTCGAAGATCTCATCGCCGCGATCCGCTCCGACGAGTTCGCCACCAAGATCAACCGGCTCCGCTCCACGCTCGCGTCTGGAAATGACGACGCCTATTCACTCGCCAAGAAGGATCTCCAAGCCGTCAGCATCTCAGGATCATGCGATGGTCGCCGAGCTAAGGCGATCGAGGAGGGGCGATTCAACCACTCAGGCTTCCTGCAACTCGACTTCGATGCTGCTGACAACGTCGGCTGGGAGGTCGAGGAGATCGTCGAGATACTCCGCGCCGAGCCGCGCATCGTCGCTGCCTTCGTCTCACCATCTGGTGCAGGCGTCAAGGGCATCGCTCGCATCCCGATCTGCACGACCAAGGATCAACACGTCGCCGCATTCGTCGCCGCTCGCAATCACTTCCGCGCTCACAACCTGACGATCGACGAGGCCTGCAAGGATCCAGTCCGCCTCATGTTCGTCAGCCACGACCCGGGCGCATGGGTCGATCTCGAGCGCACCGCCATGTTCGAGCCAGCGGCCGCAGCCGAGCCAGAACTCCGGAAGGCAGCCAAGAAGTCGAGCCTCAAGCTCAAGGCAACCAAGAACGCATTCCCAGAGCCACCACGCGAGGGGATCCATACTTGGCTGATGGAAGCATCGTGGCATTGCAGATTCGCTGGCATGAATGAGGCGGACACAGTCGCCAAGCTCCAAGCCTACGATGGCAGACTCCGCCGCGCTTACCAGCCGACCGAGGTCGTCGATGCGGTCCGCACGGTCTACTCCTCCGACATGCCAACCTCGACCGATGACTGGCGCGACGCAGCCACCGCAGCAGCCGCAAAACGCGCACCGTCGACCGCTCAGTCATTCGATCCCGATGACGTGTTCTACGACGGCCCAGCGAACAAATACTTGGTGCGCGTCGGCAAGTCCTACATGACCTATTCCAAACTCTCCCCGGTCGTCACCGGCATCTCTCGGCACCTCTCCGACCAATACGACGACCCGAAGGATCTGATGCAGGCAGTCCGCGAGTCGATCAAGAACCGCGAACTCGACGGCGGCGTGCAATGGCACGGCAGCATCGCAGGGCATCAGCAGGGGCTGGGCCGCGACACGAACGACCTGCCGATCCTGATCACCTCCGAAGCCAAGATCCCAGAACCGCAGGCAGGCGAGGCGCCGACCATCACCGAGATCGTCGGTGGCGCCTTCGCCGATCCGATCGCCACAACGATCTTCATGAGCTGGCTATCCGGGCGCTATCGAGCAGTTCGGGCGCATTGCCACATCCCATCGCCGATGCTCGTCCTTGCCGGCGAGATCAACTCAGGCAAGTCGCTCCTCGCGTGGATCGTCGCTCAGTCGCTCGGAGGTCGCACCGCCAACCCATACGCCGC